TATTTACTCGTTATATTTTGTCTTTTATTACTGGTAACAGTGATAATCCGCTCATGAATATTTTAAGATCTAAAACTCCTAGTGACATATTGGGTAGTCGTGAGGAAAGATATCATAATTTTAGAAGATTAGCTTTGAAGTTTCATCCCGATAAGTATGTTGATAATCCTGAGTTCACTCGCGAAGAAGGAGCTTATGTATATATTTTGATTAATTTAGCTTATAGATATTACGATCAACCTCTCGAATTTAATAAACAACGAGCTTTCGCTTTTCGAAATAAAGAAAATGTTAATAGAATTTTTGATGAGAATCCCGAGCTTCAGTTTCGCGATTTTATTGTAGATAAATTAGTATATGCTAAGTTGTATTTGTATCATATGTTTTCCAGTTTTTCTTGGGATGAGATTATTATTGTTTCTTTTTATACTTTATATGTTTGTGCTTTAATATATTTTGTTATGACAGCTCAGAATGAGACCGTTAATGTGCAGGAAAATTTGAAAGATAGAGTTATTAGACAATCTCAGAAATTAGATTTAGAATTTAGACCTCAATCTATTGTTGATGTGACTGTTAGAAAGTTTGTTAAATATGTTTTGATCACATCTGATGATCATTCCGATTTTTATACTCACGGTATTGTTAGCGGTAATCGTTTGTTGATTAATTCTCATGCTGTTTTTAAGAATCCCGTGGTTACTGTTTTTTCCTCTTATGATCACTTTCTGAATAACCATGCGGAAGTTGAGAGGAATGATATAAAATTGATTTCTAATTTTCCTTCGTGTGATTTGGCTGTTTTTGAATTTACTTATTTGCATTCCTTATATCCTACGTGTAAACCTTTGTTTAGATCTCGGGAGATTACTCCCCATTTGTTTTTATGTACTTCTTTTATGGAAATTCCTTTGATTTTTAATAAAAATGTTTTTAAGAATGATTCTATTGTTGAATATGCTCAGTATGGTAGTAAAACCACGTTTACCCATCCTAAAGATAGCGGTTTGATAACCCCTATTGAAGGAGATGGTTTATGTGGAAGTTTTGTTTGTAACTCTCATGGCGATATAATAGCTGTTCACTCAGCTGGCGACGGTACTAGAGGGTTTTGTGCGATACCCTCTGAAATTATAGGTAATGATATTAATAATTTGATGTGTTCTGTTAGAAATATGCAATTAGATATAGATGTTAAAATTCGACCAAATTTTTCTGGTACAAGATTAGTGTATGGTAAAGATGTCATTGAAACTCAATTTCCTTCTTTTAAGAGTTCTATTGTTCCTTCTATTTTACATGTTGATTCATGCAAAGAGATGGCTGAATTGATCCAACAATGTAACACTGAGATCCTTTCTGACGATTTCGTTCATAGCGAAATTGATAGGCGAGGCCCTCCTGTTATAGATAAACCTGTTAAAACCATCAAGGAAACTTCTTTAAAGACTTTTCAAAATCAAGGAACGGTTACGACTGCTGAATTGAATTTTATTAAGGATTGTATTAGATCTTTGATGCCGAAGGACACTTTTGACGATTTGGATGATTATACAACGGCTTTTGGAGACGAGATTTTTTCTTCTTTGAATAAAGAATCTTCTAATGGATATGGACATCCTGTTGGTAAGGATAAGTATTTTGATTTTGAGAACAAAGTTATTAGATCTGAATTTTTTGATGAATTTAACGCTTTTATTGATAGAATTAAATTAGGTGAATATGAATATAAGGATTTTCTTAGTAAAGAATGTTTTAAAGTTGACGAGTTACGTAATGAGAGTAAAAGATGTAAACCTAGAACCATCAGGGTTTTACCTGTTACTCACATTTGGTTAACTAAGAAGATTTTTGGTAAGCTAGCTCAGTATATTTCAGAACATAAACACGATAATGGTATTGGATTAGGATTTAACCCATTTAAGGATTTTGATATTTTGTATAAGAAATTGACTGATCCTAATATAGGAGTGACTGGAGATCTTGATGCTGCGAAGTGGGATGGATCTTTGGTTGCTAGAATTATGATTGCAATAATGGAAGTTATGTTTGAAAAGTATGACGGTAAGTTTAAATTTGCTAAGGATTTTTTGATTACGAGTATTGTTAGATCTTTTGTTATAGTTGCTGATGAATTGTTTGCCACAACCCACGGGTTACCGTCTGGTGTGTGGATTACTTTTTTGTT